GTTTTTTTCTGAAAGCCCCATAAACTCGGCTATGTCCTTATAGCTGTCGGAAAACCAATAGCGGCGCATGAAAATAATCGTTCGAGCCGCGGCCGGCGGCCGCCTCCGCGCCGGACGGCGCGGACCCCACGCTGCTCGCCGATGATTCCGCCGCGTCGTCGCGGCTCGTGTGATCGTCCCGCGTCCTCGGACGCGGCCGTCGCGTGGTCTTTCCATCAGTCGTTCACCTGTTCTCCGGATGGGGAGGGTCGGAACGTCCGACGGGCCGTGTCGCGGCGGCGGTTGCAAGCCGGGGACCGGCGGACGTTCCGGCCCTCCCCATCCTCCGTCCCCGCCTGCGGGGGGCGGAGTCCGGCCGGGTTCCGGGCGTGGCGGACGTGGGGGGTGCGGGGGAGCCGGTGGCTCTCCTGCCGTGGTTCGCTCGTGTTTTTCCGTTCCGGCGGTAGGGGGTGGAGGGTGCGTGTCGCGTTCCTCCGCCCCCTGTCGTCGTGTGGTCTGGTCTTCTAGCGGCGGCGTATGCCGGTGGTGGTGTCGATGCCGTCGTTGAGCATGTCGTTTATGGCGGCTTCGTATCCGTCGTTCCAGCCTTCGATGTAGGCGTCGTCGTATGCGTTTTCCCATTCGTCCCATGTGATGGCGGCTGGCTCGCGCCATCGGGTGTTGGACACCTGTATCGGCTTGTCTTCCGCGCCTTCGATGGTCTGGGGCGGGGTGAGCCATTCGATTCGTCCGGTTTGGTCGATTTTGGCGAATTTTCCTTGGGTTCCGTCCGTGAGGTCGGTTTGTCCGGTCTGCCATGCGAGTATCGCATTGCGGCTGTCGCTCGCGTATCGTCCGTTCGTGTGTTTTTGGGCGATACCGTTGTGGGCGATGTATCCGTGCTCGCCGTTGGCTAGCGTGTAGCGGAACGGGTGTGTGTTCTCGGTGTTGACGGCTCCGTGGGTGGCGAGTCGGAAGTGGATTAGGCAGGGCGTGGCTTTGAGTTCGTTCCAGTGTTCGGTGATGAACGCGAGGGTCTTGCCGTTGTCGGAGTGGCGGACGCGGTGCAGTCCGTTTCCGTCGTGCCATGCGATTCCGGCTCCGTCCGGGTTGGTCTCGCTCATTCGGGTGAGTTGGTCGATGGTGGGCATGCTTCCCGTTTCGGCGGTGGCGATGACGCACATGGTCAGTCCTCCTTTCGCGCGGCGAGGCGCATTGCCGGTGTGGTTTGCGGCGTGGCGTAGGCGCTTCTCGCGCTTTCGCGCATGATGTCGGCGGTTTTGAGCTGGTAGAGGTCGTGGCTCTCGAAATGGCGCCACATGTGGCTCGCCCATTCGAGGGCTGGTATGAGTCTGTGGGCGGTGGTCTCGTCCCATCGGGCGAAGGTGCGCAGCTCGATGGTGTTCTCGTGACATCCGTTGACGGCGGTGTGCTTGCCGTCGTAGTCGCCGTGGATTAGCTCGCACCATCGGTTGTTGGAGGTGTGGCGCATGTTGAGGTTGCGTGCCTGCTGGTCGGACAGTCCCTTGAGCGCCCAGTACCAGCGGCTGGGGGTCTGGCGGCTCGTGCGGCGCAGGTGCATGTGCCCGCCAGCCTTGTCGGGTTCCCTTGATTCGGTGTGGATTCCGCGCACGAGTCCGTAGATGGCGTCGAAGTCCTCGCGGGTGAGGATTCGCGTCTGGTATTCGCGTCCCTCGTCGTCGAGGCTCAAATCGGTGCACCAGCCCGCGATGAGCGGGCTTTCCTTGAGTCGGCTCTGGCCGTGCGCGCCGTTGATTTCGATTTCGAGCCCGATGGTGAGCATGTGCTTGTGTTCCTGCATTTTGAGCCAGCACGGGCTGTCGGCGTAGTAGGGTTCCTGCCGTCTGCTGTTCCAGCAGTCGGAGCAGTAGGCGTAGTCGTCGTCGAAGTCGTACACGCATTCGTAGCAGAGCGCGCAGTCGCAGTCCTCGCACCTGTATTCGCAGTCGGAGCAGAGCGGGTCGTCGCAGACGTCGCAGCGGACTGCGCAGTCGGAGCACAGCAGCATTCTCCCGCACGCGCTGCAAGGGAGCGCGCAGTCGTGGCAGAGGTTTTCCGCGCATTGGCATTCCTCGCAGCATCCGTGGCACAGGCCGACGCCGCAGTCGTGGCATGTTTCGACGCAGCTCTCGCACAGCGTGACGTGGCATGCCGCGCATTGGTGCGTGTCCCGCGCGGGCGTCTCACCGCCGCACTCCGCGCACTTGCCGGTGGTCGCCTCGTTTTCCTTGTCGTTGTCGTTCATGGTCTTTCCCTTCCATGGTTCGGACGGTTCCCCCGTCCGTGGGTCGTCCTGTTCTTCGGACGCATGACGGTGGGGCACCTGGTCCGGAGCCCGCTTGCGGGCGGCGTTGCGCAAGGCGCGTGGACGGCATGGGCATCCGGAGGCCCGTGGTATACACCACGGGACGATGGTTGCCCGTGCCGGACGCGCGGATCCTTGCGAAGCGCCGGGCCGGGTGGCACGCTGGCATGCGCCCGACCTCATGTCCTCGTTCCGGTCTTCGGGGAACGCCGGTCGTGCCGGTCCGTTCGGTGTTCGTCCGTTTTCCGGGTGGGGGAGGGGCTTCGGGGCCAAGAGGGAAGGCTTCGTCTTCCCGGTTTTCGCATGGTTTTGGGTGTCCGTTCCGGAACCCATCCCGATTTGGTTTGACGTTTTAGGAAGTTTGTTTTACACTTTAGGAAGTGTCTTTGGTCTCGTCGTTCGTCCGTTTTCCGGGTGGGGGAGGGGATTCGGGGCCAAGAGGGAAGGCCGTGCCTTCCCGGTTTTCGCATGGTTTTTATCTGGGGAGGTTCGCATGGCGGAGGTCGTGGACGGGTTGACGTGGACGAGGTCGAAGCCGGATCTGCGCATGTACCGCGAGATGTTCGGCATGTCCACGGCGGAGTTCGGCCGTCTGGCGGCGGTGGACGGCAGGACGGTGAGGGCCTGGGAGAACCCGCGGGAGTGGGTTCCCGACAGGACCGCGTGGATGGCGGCGGAGTCGTTGTGGCGGGATGCGGAGCGCATGGCGTCCGGACTGGTTCCGGAGGCGGGCGAGGGTCCCGTGGTCCTGCCGTATGGCTCCGGCGCGTCGACGCCCGCGTGCGTCGCGTCGAGGATCGCGGCGGGACGCCTGTCCGCGGCGGGACGGCCGTGGGACGCGTCGTTCCCGCGGCCGGATGGACCGGACTGCGGGAAGGCGCGGTTCCGTCTGATGACGGACATGCTCCACCTGGGCGGCGAGAAGGGTTCGGTCCTGTTCGGCGTGACCAGGCAGACGGTGTTCGCGTGGAGGCATCCGCGTATGCGCGATTCGGTCCCGTCGCCCGCCGCGTTCGATGCGGTCGGCGAGCGGTGGTCGGCGATGGTGGCGCGCGCGTCGGAGCTGGCGGGCATGATGTCGTCCGCGGCGGACCGCGCCGCGGACGACGGACGGCGGCGGATGGCGCCGCCGTTGACGTTCTACCGTCTGCGTTCGGACTGGGAGGCGTGGCATGGGCCGGACGACGGCGGATGGCGTAGCGAGGACTGTTCGGTGTGGCTGGCGGCGGTGCTGCTGCACGACATGGGGCTGGAGCCGAGCGTCGTGTACGCGGAGGCGGATCCGGAGGCCATGTTCTGACCGCCGTGGTTTCCGTGGGGCGGGCGGATAAGCATGTGCTTACATGCTTATCCGCTTTTCTCGTTGGCTCTGTTAGACCAAGGTTGACTTTTTGACTTGTATTGTAGTTGCTGAGTAGCTACAATAGTGGTATGAGAACGGGCGAACTGACGCCGCAGGAGCGCGACCTTGCCGTCAAGGCGTTGCGCGACGCCCTGTACGAGGGGTTCGCGTTGGACGCGGCGACGAGCGACCCGAAACAGATGGAGGCGTGCGTGCGCTGCGGCAGCATCCGCATCATCCGCAAAGGGCGTGGACGTGACGGCTCCCAGCGTTGGAAGTGCATGAACTGCAACAGGACGTTCGGCGTTCGCACGAACCGGGTGATGGGCATGAGCAAGCTCAAAGCGGGCGTGTGGATGCGGTTCCTCGAATGCTTCGTGGACTGTCTGAGCCTGCGCAAATGCGCCCAACGTTGCGGAGTATGCCTGAAGACCGCGTTCCTCATGCGCCAGCGGGTCATCGAGTGCATCCGCCGATACACGCCCGTACTGCGTTCCGAGGCAGGCATGTCCGTCCAGTTGGACGAGACGTACTTCCGTGAGAGCTTCAAAGGCAACCACACGAAATCGACCGTGTTCGTCATGCCCCGCAAGGCACACAAGCGCACCAAGGCATTAAGGAAGCGCGGTCTGTCGAAGGAGCAGATATGCGTGGCGACCGGAGTGGATGACGCAGGCCGGTCGTTCCTGACCGTATGCGGGCGCGGCATCATCTCCAAGGATCGCGCCATGAGCGCGTTGAAAGTCCACATCGGACGCGGCACCGACGTGCTGACCGACGGTGCGCCCGCCTACGTGAAACCGCTGGCCGAACTGGGCGCGAACCTCACGCAAACCGACGCGGACGATCACGCGATCAACAGGGTGAACACCTTGCACGCCCGTTTGGAGGATTTCATGTTCGGCTTCCACGGCGTGTCCACGAAGTACCTGCAAGCCTACTTGGACTGGTTCCAATGGCTCGGCGCGTTCACCGACGGCTGCGGCGACACCGGCGACGACCGATTGCTTGCCCGCCAGCTCGGCAACGGCCTGTACCGCATCCGCCGTCGCGACTACCAGCGTATGACACCACCGTACATGGAGTACTGGCAAAAAGCCGCATGACATCGTGCATACGATGTACAGTCAGAACATCGAAACATAGGACAAGGAGGCGCGTATGGCGAGCATACCCACCACGACCATGAGGATAGAACCCCAGCTCAAAGAGGAATCCAGCCAAGTGCTCGAAGACCTCGGACTCACCCTTTCCGGCGCGGTCACCATCTTCCTGAAGGCCGTCGTCAGGGAACAGGGACTCCCGTTCGAGGTCAAGAAGGAAACCTCGAATGGCAGATAAGGTCATCCGCATCAAAGACCTCCGTCCTCAAGACGTGCGTGGCGACCGATATACGCTGCATCGCGGAAACGTACTCGATGCGTATCCGGATTGGGAGTCCCCCGACCTGATAGTCAGCGATGGGGCCTATGGCGTGCGAGGATTCCGAGGTGACACCGTGAGTGCAGATGGACTCGTGGACTGGTATGCGCCCCATGTGGCCCAATGGTCGAAACGAGCGAAACCTTCGACCTCGCTATGGTTCTGGAACACCGAGGTCGGCTGGGCCACGGTGCATCCGCTGTTGGAGGCGAACGGCTGGGAATACGTGCAACTGGTCACTTGGGACAAGGGGCTGTCGCATATCGCAGGCAACGTGAACGGCAACACCATTCGACAATTCCCCGTGGTCACCGAGGTCTCCGCCCTGTACCGTCGCAGGCTGACGCTTCCCACAGAGGATGGCGGAGTTCTCGGAGTGCAGCAATGGCTACGTGCCGAATGGCGGCGTTCCGGCCTGCCGCTCTGCCGTGCGAACGAGGCATGCGGTGTGAAAAACGCGGCCACTCGCAAGTACCTCACCGCCGACTGGCTATGGTATTGGCCGCCCGGGGAAATGGTCGAACGCATGGCCGAATACACGAAGAACAACGGCAAGCCCACTAGCCGTCCTTACTTCTCTATCGACGGGCATACCGAAATCATGGCCGAACAATGGGACTCCCTCCGTGCCGTATGGAACCATGTCAACGGACTCACTAATGTGTGGTCACGCCCACCGCTTCACGACGGAGAACGCCTCAAGGGGACCCTGCAACGCAGCGCGCCACGAGTCTACAAACCCTCCAAACAATCAGCGGCGCATCTCAACCAGAAGCCTCTGGATTTCATGGACCGTCAGATTCACGCCGCATCCAATGAGGGGGATGTGGTCTGGGAGCCATTCGGCGGGCTGGCGTCCGCATCCGTCGCTGCCGTGCTCACCGGTCGCATCGCCTATACGGCGGAAATCGACGAGGAATTCCAGAACCTGGCCCTTGGACGATTGGCGGAGGCCGAAGAGGAGTACGACACGAAAAACGCAAATGACACGATGACCCTCGAAAGAAGGCAGGCATGACCGATTACGACGGCAAGGACCGACCTGAACACTACGAGCTTCCCGACGGGGACGAACGGACCGAACTCCGCAACGGCATAGTCCGAGCATTGTATGCCCTTCCGATGCACTTCACATCGCCCATCAACGTCGAAGGCATCGAGGTCAATGACCTATTCTCAATCAATACACTGCTCGGCGGCACCATCGAGGCCCAGACCGTCATGCTGTTGAACTCCCTGCGCAGCATATGGGACCCGCAAGGCAAATGGGCGGACAAAGAATTCCGACGCTATCCCGAATCCTTCCCGGACGTAAGGCTTGTAGGCTCCAACAAGGACGATTCGCCGCTCATCGGCATCGAACTGAAAGGGTGGTATCTGCTTTCCAAGGAATCCGAGCCATCTCTACGATACAAGGCATCAGCCGACGCAGTGACTGAATGGGACTTGATCTGCTGTGTTCCTTGGGGATTGTCCAACGTTCTCTGCGGCAAGCCCGTGGTCTACGAGCCCTACGTCGAACAGGCGAAATTCGCCTCCGACATGCGCACTTACTACTGGAATCATCGCAGAGGAGACAACTCCAAACGAGACTGTGGCATCCATCATCCGGAAACCACCCCGTATCCCAAACCGGGAACGCAATATGTTGATGTTCCCAATCAAGACGGAGGAGGCAACTTTGGGCGTATCGCCAGAGTGGATGGTCTCATGGCGGATTGGGTGAACGAATCCATGGATACGCTCATGGCGGGTATCGAAGCGAAGTACTGGGTGTCGTTCTTCAAGCTATTCTCAGAAGGCAGGCCAAAAGAGGAAATCGAAGCGGAATTGAGCAACATCGCTCGCAAGGTGCGTCAGGCTGGCCGGCCCGACCACAAGGCGTCCATGCTGGAAGAGCAGCTACTCGCACATTTGAGCGCCATCGTCGATCTGTCCCTGAAGTAGACTGACATTTACCCGCTTGTTTGACTTTTCAGCACAGTTAAACAAGCGGGTTTCTGTCATATATCCTCTTAGGTCAACCTTGGTCTAACAGAGCCTTCTCGTTCTTGTAGACATCGTGTCCCGTCCGTCCATCCGGCCGATTCGATGATGGCTTCCATGGATGGGCGTCCGCCGCGCGGGGGAAAGGTTCCCGCGCGGCGGCGTCCCCGATGGAAGGAGCCGTCATGGCGCAGGAGGACAGTCGGCAGGAGGGTCGTCGCGCGGAGCGCTGGGCGCGCGTGAACTTCCCCAACAAGTTCGTGCATCCGCACGAGTACACGGCCAGGGACGGGCGCGTGTTCGACAAGATGTTCGTCTCGATCCCGCCGGGCGTGACGCTCAACGGCGTCGATCTGGGCGGATACGCGTTCGACCATTTCGCGAAGCCCCGCGAGATAGAGCAGAAGGCCAATGGCCGTCCGGTCGCGATCAACTTCCGTCCCGGAGAGCCGGTGCGCCTGTTCAGGGGCGTCGGCCCGGAGCGGCGCACGTTGGAGATCTCGAACCCGTGGGATCTGTGCCGTGCGGTGAAGGCACACAACGACGAGTACGCGAGGTCGCGCCAGGAGGCGGCCGCCATGTCCGCGGAGGCGTCGCAGGCGAGGGGCGCCGCCGGGGGCGCGGACGAGTTCGACACGTTCGGCGAGCCGGCCGACGTCCAGGACTGCTACCTGCCGGGAGACCCGGCCGACCCGACCACGATGCTCGACCCGTCCTCCGGCATGGGCGCCACGCTGTGAGGAGGGACGCCATGAGCGATTACATCGACGACCGCATCGAAGGGAACTTCGTCTTCCTGGCGGTCCGCGCGACGGACGGATCCGGACGCAGGGCCGGAGTGGATCTGCCCATGGATCCGGACGAACTGGATTGGCAACGGTGTGTTGGACAGGTTCTTAGAGGACGAGTCCCTGTTCGGTGAATTCCTTCGGACTCCGGTATCCAAGGGCGGAGTGGAGCCGCTGGTTGTTGAACCACCACACGTAGTCGTTGAGGTCGGAGCGTAGTTGTTCCAGGCTGGTGTAGTGGTTCCGGTATATGAGCTCCTTCTTCAGGAGCCTGTTGGTGGATTCGACCACGGCGTTGTCGTACGGGTTGCCCTTCCTTGACAGCGATCTTCTGATGTCGAACACGTCGAGCAGCTCGTCGATTTTCGCGTTGTCGAACTCGCTGCCCCGGTCCGTGTGGAACACCTCCACCTCGGTCAGGGGGAAGTCGAGCGTGGCGAACGCGGCCATGACCAGGTCGGCGGTGCGGCTCGTGTCGGCGCTGTGGCCGGCGATGCTCCTGTTCGCCAGGTCGATGAGCAGGCACACGTACGCCCACTTGCCGCCGACGCGCACGTACGTCAGGTCACTGGCCAGGTGGGTGCGCGGCTCGTAGCCGTCGAACTCGCGGTCGAGGATGTTCGCGAGCCTGGCCTCGTTAACCCGCGTCTTGTGTGGTTTGAACGTTCTGCGCGCGTACGCGCTCGTCATGCCCCGCCGTTTCATGATGTTGACGATGCGCCTTCTGGAGGCGGTGACGCCCCTCCGCTCCAGCGCGGCCTTGATCTTCCTGGCGCCGTAACGCTCATGGCTGTCGCGCCAGATCGCGTGCACGTCGCCGGCGATCGGGTCCACCCGCTCGGCTTCGGGATGTTCGATCATCCAGTAGTAGGTGGAGCGGGGAACGCCCAGTATTCTGCACTGCGCCGATATCGGATAACGGGAGGCGTTGGCCCGTATCACTGCTACTTTCGTGCGAATATCAGCGCCGCCTGTTTTAAAACGTCCACCTCCATCTCCAACTGTCTGTTGCGCTTGCGCAGCTCGATCAGCTCGTTCTGCTCAGGAGTGCGGTTGTCGGCGGCTTTCGTGGAGCCGCTGTTGCGGATGCCCTGGACCCAACGGTGCAGCGTGGAATGCGAGATGTCGTACTCGTCCTTGATCTCGCGCGCCGGCTTGCCGTTCTCGTAAAGCTGCACGATCTGCCGCTTGAACGACTCCTCGTAGTGGCGGGGATGCTTCGGGTCGGCCATCGTCGGCCTCCAATCTCATGTCATTCGTCCCTCATCGGACTGTCTAATACATTGTAGCCAATCCACCTGGACGCGACGACCGCCGCGGGCAGTCCCGCGAGCAGTGCCACGCCGGACACGAGATAGGGGCGCATGTCCCGCCTGCTGGTCTTGGGCGCGTCCTCGGGATAGGGCGCGTCGCCCGGCATACTCGCGCGTTCGCCCGTGACGAGCAGACGGTACGTGTTCAGGAAGATCGGCGTGCACGTGACCAGCGTGACCAGGTCGCGGCCGGGTTCGACGCGCACGCTCCTCAGATCGTCCGGGTCGACCGTCCTGATGCGCGTGACCTTGTAGGCGAGGGTCTGGGCCGCGACCTTAACATAGAACACGTCGCCCTTCCGCAGTTCGGTCAACCGGGTGAACAGGGCCTTGTCGGCCACTCCCGTATGTCCGGTGATGACGCTGTGCGTGCTGGTCCCGCCGACTGGCAGGGACGTGCCGTGCAGGTGGCCGAGCCCGTTGTCCAGCGCGTACGCGTCGGCCCCATGCCGGACGGGCAGGTCCACGCCGATCGACGGGATCTCGATTGTCGCCATGATCCCGTCGCCGAAATCCAACAGGCTCTGGTACTCCCTGTCGGATTTGAACCCGAAATCGCCCTTGACGGCGCCGTCCTCGCCGGACAGTTCGCCGATGACCTGCGGTGTGGCCGCGAGACGCCGGTTGTATGCGCGGGCTTTGGCGACCATGCGCGCGTACCGTTCGGCCGAATGGTCGTCCTTCACCGCCAACGCGGAGGATTCGGCGGCACGGCGGGCCGTGCCGGCCTGTTCCACGCCAAGCCACGCGAAAACGCCCACGCCCAACAGGCAACAGGCGACGGTGACCGCGACGAGAGCACGGAACACGCGACGCGCGCGACGGGCATGCAGACGGCGCACACGCCGTCCGCGCCGGCCCTCCGTGGCGCGTTCGCCCTCGATGATCCAATCCCAGTCCATAACGTCCATGCCTTCGCCACGATCCATTCCACGAATATCGGGAAGAACAGGGAAAGCCGGTGTCCAGGCCATCACGCCGCATCCGGTCGGAGTGGTGGATGGCCGGCCGCCGGCCCTCCCGTCATCTGTTCCCGGTCACTCGCCGTCCGGCATGCCGTGGCCGTTCATACGTCTCGTGAGCATGACCGTGGACCCGACACCCATCACGAGCAGACCGATACCTCCCGCGATAAGCAGCGGCAGGCTAATGCCGCCCGTCTCGGTGAAGTTCTCATGGATCCCCTGCCATTGCGCGTACAGGGTGATGTCCTTGTCCTGCAACGGGATCTGTGAACCATCCTTATAGACGACATCGGCCTTGCCTGCTTTGAGGGACCATCCCTTGAAGACGTATCCGTCTCGCGTGAACGATTTCGACGTGTCGCCGGGAATGGTCACGTCCGAATACTGCCAACCGGTCGTGTTCGCATGCGAACCGGTGCCGCCGTTCGCATCGTAAATCACGTTGGCCTGCAACCGCTGCCAGTGCGCGTACACGGTCACGCTGCCCGTCAACAGGGTGTTCCAGTCGTACAGGCCCGCATCATCCTGCGGGGTCGAATACCAGCCGAGGAACTTGTATCCGCGGATCTTCGACACGTCGCCCGCCCGCCAGCCGGACCCGTCCGCCGCGGGCGCATTGTACGGCACGGAGACGGACGCCGGCGTGGATGGCATCTGGCCCGACCATGTGCTCGGCTTGTTCGTGTCGTAGGTGAGGACCGGGTTGCCGACCCACACCGCGTACACGGTCATACCGCCCTCGACCATCGTGACCTGGGCCTGCGCCTGGGTCGCGTTCCGGTCCTGGTTCCAACCCAGCTGGGTGTGGCCCGGACGCGACAGCATGCTGGAATCCCAGCAGTCGTCGTCCTTCGCCATGGTCGCCAACGTGATCCTCTGGCCGGCCGGATAGTAGACCTGGCATCCGGACACCACATCCGTGCTCGTGTCGATGGTCCTCACGGTCACGCTGCCGTCCTCATGCGTGGTGGTGCGCTGCACGAGGTCCGACACCTTGCCGGTTGACTTGGAGGACGCCGTCTGCGTCGTGTCCGGCGTCGTGTTCGACGGGACTTGGCCGGAAGCATCCGCCGCGTTCTTGTCATAGGTGAGCACCGCGGTGCGGGTGACAGGCGCGCCGAACGTCATGCGCGAACCGTCGGTGCGGCCGGCGGGATTGCTCAGATCATAGGAGAACGTGAACGTGCTTCCCGTCCATGTGGCCGCGAGGCGGTGACGGGACTGCTGCGGCGCGTTCAGATGAGCCTCGTCGCCCGCATCATGTCCGATGCCCGCGAAACCGTTCGTACCGTACGTGCCGAGTTCCGCGTCGGAACGCTTGTACGCGCCGTTGAAACCGGAAAGCAGCTGCACGCCCTCGAACTTCAGGTCGGATTGCGCGTCCCATCCGTCGAGGTCGTTGAACCCGGTCACGCCCTTGAATGTGTCCGGGACCTTCTCGCCGGTGTCCGTGAACGCGAACTCGACCGTCCACGAGCATCCCACTCGTTTCGACGTGTCGACTCCGCCCATGGCCGCCTTGACCTTGGCAGGCAGGCTGGAATAACCGGAACCGTAGGCCGTGTTGATCCAGAATCTTCCGTCGCCGACGATGTTCCCGTGCCCGTCGAACCGGTACAGTTCGCTGACGCTACCGCCGTTCCAATCCTTCAACCGCATGGTCATGCTGATCTGGTGGGTCTTGCCGGACGGGTCGGTCCAGTCGCCCACGGACGGGATGGTTAATGAGGCGCCGATTCTCAACGGCCACATGCCTTGGGACGAGGGGTCAGTGGACTTGTACCACGCGCCGTCCTCGAACTCGACCTGCGAGAGCCTTGTGTCGGTGGTGTTCAATATGAACTGACGGTAATCCGCGGGTATGTCGTTCATCTCAAGATCATGCACAGTCAGGCCGGAAGCGGTTTTGTCAGCCGCGAGTCTGACACTGCCCGTGGTCTTGGCTTTGGCGGGCTGGACGGTGTTCTCCTTGCCGTATTGACTGGATGGCACGCTGCCGGTCGCGTCCTGCGCGTTCTTGTCGTAGGAGAGCGGGTAGGCGAGCTTGAACTGCACGTCGTCAATCAGGTTGCCGGTAACACCATCGATGGAACCCAACGCCTTGAACGTGAACCTGCTGACAGGCTGGCCGGCGGGGATTTCCACCGAACCCTGGAACGTATCCCACGAGCCCAGCCAGCCGTCCGTGTTGGGAGCGTTCACCGTGGTGGACTTCTCGCCGATCCGGTTGTTGTTCCGGCTGGCGATCCTCGTCATGGTGACGGGCTGCTCGTGGCCGGGCGCGCCGACGAGGACCTGGATCTTCTCGTTGGAGCCGATGCTGCCGTTGCGATGCGCGTAGCGGAGCTTGACGGTGTACACGGTCGGCACGCTGTGCGCGGTGTCGATGTCCTGGTACAGGTACGTGTTGGCCTGCGATGCGGTGATCTCGGCGTACATGTTGTCGTTCGCCTTGGAGCGTTGGATCTCGACGATGCCGCCGCGCCCGTCGACCCTGGTGTCGGTCTGGTTGGACTTCCAGCCGAACCTGGCGGCGTCGAACCCGTTGAGGTGGACCCAGTGCTTGGACGCCTCGCCCTTGCTGTTCAGCGCGCCGCTGATCTCCACGTCGCCGTGCGCCGGGTCGACGTTGGCGAAGTTGTACTTCTCGCTCATCCTGGACTGGCCGACGATGTTCCGCCAATCATGGTCGAAATCACCGTTCATGATCTGCTTCGGCAGGCCGTTGGCGGCGTATTCCGCCACATCGTCATCCGCCGTGAGACGCACGCTGCCATTGGTCTTCGACTTGGCCTGCTTGACGGTGTTCGCGGCCGTATCCGACGGAACCTGGCCTGAAGCGTCCGAAGAGTTCGAGTCATAGGTCAACTTGTAAGAGCGGGAGAACTCGATGTCGTCCACGAGATTGCCGATGTTGTTGCCGGGCAGGGTCTCATACTCTTTGAACCCTTCGAGGCTCTTGAACATGAATACCGTGTTCTTCTGTCCTTCGGGCACCTGGTAATAGCCTTCGTACGTCTCCCATTGTGCGCCATGATCGCGGGGATCGGTGTTGGATACCTTTGTGGTGATGGTCGTGGACTTCCCGCCCACCTTGTCGCCATGGCCGTTAGAGGTGACGCGGGTCATCTCCACAGGCGTCGCGTGGTCCGTGTCGGATCCCACGAGGACCTGCATCCTGTCGGCATGGGAGGATTGGCGGCTGGCGTGCTTGAGCCGGATCTTGTACAGCACGCCGCCGTTGCCGGTGGACACGTTCTGGTAGATGCTGGTGTTGTCCTGTTGGGCGACGATCTCCGCATACGTGTTCTTGGTGTTGCGGTCCTGCTGCAATTCGACCCTTGAACCGTTCTCGGTACTGGACCATGCGAACCTGGAAGAGTCGAAACCGGGGATCTGCCCGATCTTTCCGTACTTGGAAAGATCGGTGGCGGACATGTTGTACCAAAGCGTGCCGTCATCCGATTTGAGGAACGTGCGCAGATCGGCATAGCCTTCCTGCTCGTTCTTCTGAATGTCGGAGAACGAGGGGTAGGAGAAATCGCCATTAGCGAGGGAACCGTACCGGACGTTCTCGTCTGCGACAGTCTTGACGGTTCCATTGGTCTTCGATGCGGCGGGCTGGGTGGTGTTCTCCTTGCCACGCTGGTTCGACGGGACCTCGCCGGAAGCGGCGGCCGCGTTCTTGTCATAGGTGAGCGGGTACGCGGTCAGGTACGGCATGTACACGCCGACCGCGATGGCGCTGCCCCAACCGTCCCAATGCTGGTTCACCTGTTTGAACGAGACTTTGAACCGGGAGGCCTGCTTGGCGCCGACCACGGCGGATCCCTTGGAATCCTTGTTCGCGTCGTCGGTCGCGCCCTTCGGACCGCCGGCCAACGTCACATGCGTGGTGCCGTAACCGGTGTTCGCCTTCGAATACGATTGGTTCGGATCGCCGCTGCCGACCAGGCCGAGCTTCTCCAACGTCTTGTCGGATTCGATGTCGGTCCGCTCGTACACGTCGTGCCCTTGGAGCACGCCGCCGCTCATGACCTCCGCGTCGCCGAAAGCGAGTTGGAAGTCCTTCAGCACGTTCACGCCGGTGTCTGTCACGTCCGCGGACGGCGTGATATTCGAGAACGCGACGGAGGCCACCGGATCCTGCCCGCCCATCCTGCCGCTGAACGCGAGGGCGGTGCCGCCCGTGAGCTTGTACGCGGAGGTCAGCCGGCTCCACTTGCTGCCGGTGTAGTCCTTCACGGCCAACGCCGCGTTGTCGGTATGCGTGATGGTCGCGTCCGCGTCGATATGGCCGCCGGGCACGCTGATGCGCACCGGGGTCGGTTCACCGGTCCGGTCCAATGGAAGGTTCGACCAGTCGATCCAGCAGAATTTGTCCGCGTATGGTCCGGTGGCGCCTTCGCCGGATTGCCTGCATTCGAGAACCGTACGGCCGTCCGTATCGTCGGCCGTGGCCGTGACGGCGCCCGTCGTGCCGGCCGTCGCAGTGGTCGTGCCCACCACGTTGGCCGTGCCGGACAAGCCGGCGCCCAACGTGGCCGCGGACACGAGACCGGCGAGAAGTCTTGTAAGGAATCCCATTTCCCTCATCCTTTGTGATTCATATGTGAGTTCCGTATTTGAGGAAGACTGGGATCGTGCGGCTGACAGGAGAAAAGGCCGCACGATCCCGGCTCCTGGATCCCCGGACCTTCGCTTTCGAGGCCGGGGACGATTCGGAAAAATCAGGCGATGGCCGGACCGTCGCCCAGGTTCTCGTGGCGGACTCGGTAGGCGGCGAAGCCGGACGCGGTGGCCACGAGGATGATCGCGAACGCGCCGACCAGCATGACGCCCATGGTGGTCGCGCCGGTCTGCGGCAGCTGGGTGATGTTGTCGATGTTCTTCACCACGGCGGTCGGGGTGGTGGTCTTGCCGTCCGCGTTGGTGACCTTGCCGGTCAGTCCCGGCTGGTCCTTGCCGGTGATGGTCACGTGCCCGTCATCGGTGATGTGGATGCCGAAACTCGGCTTGACGAAGCTGAAGTAGCCGGTCGGCACCTGGGTCTCCTTCACGGTGTAGTCGCCGGCGCCCAGACGGGTGAAGTTGATGACGCCGGACGCGTTCGTGGAGAATTCGGTGGCTTTGGACTCATCCGTGGTGAACGTCCACTGGTTCGAGCTCGTGTTCCACACGTACCACTGGTTCAGGCTGTCGTTGTGGAGCTTGAACTTGGCTCCCTGGATGACCTTGTTGCCGTCGGCCGCGCTGATCTTCTTCAGGTTCACGTCGTAGGTCGGGACCGGGGTCTCATCGGTGCCCGGGTTCGGGGTCGGCACGTCCGGCGGGACCACGTTGGGCAGCCAGTTCGAGGTGATCAGGATCTGGTTGAGGCCCTGGTTGGCCTTGGACGCGTTGACGACCTTGCCCTGGTAGGTCACGGTCACCTGCTTGCCCTGGTAGGTGTCCACGAGGCTCTGCAGGCTGGTGACCTTGAAGCCGGTGCCGTCGGAATTGCCGACCTTGTCCTTGCCGATGGTGCCGAACTGGTTGGTCACGTCCGTGCCGGACGACGTGGTCGCGTGGAACGAACCGTCCACGTATACGATGCCGGTCATGTGGTCCTCGAGGGTGATGGTGTCCACGGCCAGCTTGTTCGGCACGGTGAACGTGGCCTTGAAGTCACGGGTCTCGCCGTTGGTCGCGGCCGCGGAATCCTTCCACGTGCC